AAATTCATTATAAACGCAAACAATAATAACTTTGCATTAGCAGCCTAGGCTGTTAGGGGTTTGCCAGTACCTTGCAACAGAAACTGGCACTACAGCTTGACAAGATATGAAAAATATAGTATAATGATAACATGAATAATTATATACAGATATACAAAGACGTTTTAGATCCTAGTTATTGTAAAGACTTAATTCATAGGTTTGAAAAGAATAAAGAACATCATGAATCACATGACCAAGGACCTATGTCATTCACACAAATTAATTTTAATCAACACTTAGAATATCAAGAAGATGTTACACAACTTTCTAATGTTTATAGTGAGTATGTGAATAAATACAGAAAAGATTGTGCTGTACATCAAACACAATGGCCTCAACAATATGCCTTTGAAGAAATAAGATTAAAAAGATATTTAGCAAACGACAAGGATGAGTTTGCACCTCATGTAGATTCAATGAATATAGAATCTGCTAAAAGATTTCTAGTATTTTTTATATATCTAGATGATAACGAAAGAGGAGAAACTAATTTTCCTCAGTTAGGTCTGGCGTCACCTTGTAAACAAGGGTCTTTATTAATGTTTCCTCCTTTATGGCCTTGGGTTCATGCAGGTATGAAACCAGTTAAAAAATCAAAATACATGATAGGGAGTTACTTACATTACACATGAGCATAATGACACCAAATAAATTTGCTATAATTGTTGAAAATATAGTAAGAAAAAAAAGATGTAATTATATAGACGCTATAGTTTTATATTGTACAGAAAATCAAATAGACCCTTCTACAACAAAGTCTATGATTAATAAACAACTTAAAGAAAAAATAGCATACGAAGCGTCAAGTTTAAATATGTTAAAAGAAAAAACAGCAAAACTACCAATATAGAAAGGAGATAGATTATGGGATTATACAATTTTGTTAATAATATGTTAGAGAAACTTATTGCACCAGCACAACCACCTCTAATATTAGACGAACCAATTACTAAAACTGACCTTAAACATAAGACAAAAAAAGAGTTAGAAGAAATTGGCAGAGATTTAGGCATAGAACTAGATAGAAGATTAACTAAAGATAAGTTAATAAAACAATTAGAAAAAGTTATATAATAAGGAGTTATATTATGATACACGATAATACTTTTAAATTTAGAGTGGGTGACAGCGATGAAAAAGGCGGTTGCACATTCATAGGTGGTTCGTGGGTAGATAAAACTACAAACGATTTATTCAAAGATAAAAAAATTGTAATGTTTGGTTTACCAGGTGCATTTACACCAACTTGTTCAGGCGAACAGTTACCAAAATATGAAGAACGATATGATGAGTTTATAGCAAATGGAGTTGATGATGTTTATTGTATATCAGTAAATGACGCTTTCGTGATGAACGCATGGGCAAGAGACTTAGACATAAAAAAAGTTAAGATGATACCTGATGGTGATGGTGCATTTACAAGAAGTTTAGGAATGTTAATCAATAAACCTGCTCAAGGGTTTGGTATGAGAAGTTGGAGATACTCTACTTTTATTGATAATAAAAACATAACACACTTTAATGAAGAACCAGGACTAAACAACTTAGGGTTAGATGATGATCCTTATGAGGTTTCTGATCCTGATACTATGTTAGAGTATTTTAACACGGCGAAGTAAGTGAATGGTTTTGAAGTATATAAAATCTATTTGGCAATCAAACTCCACTTCACAAGTAAAAACCAGTCTTACGACTTTCATAAACACAACGGTAGAACAACTGCAAGATTGGCGACCTTTACTAAAAGAAGGGATAGGTATTTCTTTCACAAGCTTAGTAAATCTTATAACGATAAGTCTATTGTTGATTACTTCCTTAGTAATTTTGTTTCTAATACTAATATATGGGTTGGTGACATCATTGGTCAAACTGGCGATGATACTTATAAACAATGGTCAAAAAAATTAGAAGCATTACATTATTATTATGAACAAGATATTGATTATATTATAGAGAGAATGACAACAAAAGATATAAAGTTTAATGATTTATTCTTATCAGTAGGCGGTCAACACCCACCTATTGTTAAGATGTTTCTATCAAAGAAGATAAACTTTGAGACATTAATAATACTAGACGATATATTAAAGTTTACTAAAAAACTAAACAAAGATATTACAGAGAAGGTATTGTGGCCTAAACTATTTGATAGAATGATAAGATATAAACCATTCTTATCATATAATATTACAAAGTATAAAATATCTTTAAAAAATAAACTAAAGGATATAGAATCATAGATGGGAACTTTTACTGTTTCAAGTGGACTAGGATTATTGTTATGTGGTATCATAGTAATGGCAGTCATGGGTATTGTTGGTCTATGGATATTAAATAAAATGAAAGATGAGGAATAAATGAAAGAACATACCGCTCACCAAGTTAAAGTATCAAGCACTTCATTAGGTACTATGATAGTTAGATTTGAACTAGACCCAAAATTGGTTGACGAAATCAATAAACTGTATGAAGAACACAAAGAAAACTTAGAACCTTGGAATGATAATCTTGCAGGTAAAATAGCAGACGAAAAAAGAGTTGAACACATACTAACAAATGAACATAAAGGTGTTTTTCTTGGTTGTTTTAAAAAGTATCTAGAAATGATATTGAAACCTAATTGGGTTTGTATACCAGAGAATGCTTGGATAAATGATATGTATGCAGGAGAATATAATCCTTTACATTTTCATTCAAGCCCCATGACAGATTTAGGTCTATCTTCGGTATTTGTTTTGAAAAGACCAAGTACATATGGTAAAGAATTTGCAAGAGAAGGTGATCCTACTAATGGTTGGTTACAATTTACTGGTGGCGACCAATCACCACTTTCATCTTCACAATTTTCAACAGACGCCATGCCTGGTCATTTCTATGTATTTCCTTATTCATTACTACATGGTGTTTATCCGTTTAATGGCACAAAAGAAGTAAGAAGAACAATGTCGTACAATTGTAATCTATTTAAAGAGTCAGCAGTTAAATACTCTGATAAAGGAAGTTAATGTCAATACAAACAAAAGGAGAATAAAAATGCCAAAAATGAGAATATTTAAATTTTGGAATGAAACAGGTGATGAAAAAGAAAAAGAAGCGATGAGTTTAAAAAGAGCAGTAATGGCTGTTCAAGGTGACTACAAAGACAAATTTATTGGTGTCGAATATATCAGTAAAAGAGGTAAAAAGATTATTGACTCTATAAAGATACCTATGGGTAGAAAAATTAGACAATCAATAGTAGCAGAACAAAAACGAATGGCTTTAAAAGCAAAATTAGCAAGATAATATGATTGACGAAGCGGCAAGATTTACAGCAGAACATTCTCTAATGGACTCTAATATCAAAATACGAGAACTAGAGAGTAAGATAGAGAAGTTAGAAAAGAAGTTAGAAAAGATTGAACATATTAATAATGAGAGTGGTGCTACAGCACTTACCAAACAGGTCATAATTAAGAGTGTATTGGACGCTGACTTTGGCACATTGGAATCTAAACTTGATAAAAAAAATATTAAATAATTTTGTAATAGTGCTTGACAATGGTCGGGTTTTCTGTTATAATATACATAATGCAAAAGAAAAATAATTACTTTCTTTTTATAGTGCAAGGAAGAGGCCTTAACCAGAGGGTCGAACTTGACAAGTTAGGGGTTGTCCCCAGGTCTGTAACTTTACCAGTTATGGGTCACACTTCCGACAGGAAGAACTTGGTTGACGGTGTTTTAGAAATGGTATCTAGTCGCTGTCTTGTGGGTAAATCCATAGTCCCACCTATTTCGCATTATAAATAATAATGTCGATTAATACAGACACATACAAATACAATAATACGATAAAACATACAAGGAGAAATATATGAATACAAGTATTGCGGCCCTTAAAAGGTCAAAGTCTAATCTAGACACACTAATAGGCGAACTATCTAAAGTTGCCGAACCTCAAAAACAAAAAAACTCATATCAAGATGATAGATTCTGGAAACCAGAACTAGATAAATCTGGTAACGGTTATGCCGTACTAAGATTTTTACCAGCAGTCAAAGACGAAGATTTGCCATGGGCAAGATTATGGTCTCATGCTTTTCAAGGACCTGGTGGTTGGTATATTGAGAATAGTTTAACAACTATGAACAAGAAAGATCCAGTTAGTGAATCTAACAGTTTACTCTGGAACTCTGGCGTTGATGCCGATAAAGAGATTGCAAGAAAAAGAAAAAGAAAATTATCTTATATTGCAAATGTTCTAATTGTTAGTGATTCTAAACATCCTGAAAATGAAGGTCAAGTAAAACTATTTAAATTCGGTAAGAAAATCTTTGATAAGATTACCGAGGCGATGAAACCTGAATTTGAAGATGAGAAACCTATCAACCCATTTGATTTCTGGGAAGGTGCAAACTTTAAACTAAAAATCAGAAAAGTTGATGGTTACTGGAATTATGATAAATCAGAATTTGATAGTTCAACTACTATCAAAGAAAATGATGAGGCTATAGAAGAATTGTGGAACAAACAGTATCCACTAAAACCATTTCTGGCGGCTGAAAACTTTAAATCTTATGATGAGCTGAAAAGCAAACTTGATAAAGTTTTAAGTGGCGTTAGAAATACTGGTACTGCTGAAGATGTTATGGACCCACCTACAACACCAACAGTTAGTGAACCAGTTGTAAACGAAACAGCAGATACTCCTACAGTAGATACTTCTACTTCGGTTGTTAATGATGAAGATGATGGTGATGAAACACTTGATTACTTTTCAAAATTAGCAGAAGAGGATTAATCTCTCCACCTGTTTCTTTATATGGGGGTTAGGATATCACATCCTAACCCCTTTTTAATATAAATAATACTAATATCATGTACAGTTTGAGATATCAAATCATATAAAGGAGACTATATATGGAAATACTTAATAAGATAAAGGGCTGGTCATCTGCTTTAGCAGATGTAGGTGTTTCACTTATTGCTTTAGGCATTGTGCTTGAAGTTTTATTTAGTGGACAAAACGTACCATTTTGGCCTGAAATAAGTGTGATAGGTAATGTACAATCAATTATCGCTGGGTTTAGTGCTCAAGGTTTAGTTGGTTTAGTTGCTGTTTGGGTACTATACTCAATATACACTAAAAAGTAAACTATATTATATTAGAACTAAGGGGTGTTTCGGCACCCCTTTTTTTAGCGTATAAATAGGTGTATGAATTTGTTTTTTGAAATATTAATTGAATTTGGTTTACCTGTAGCAGCCTCTGGCGTTATGGGTGTTTTCATATATATGATTTTGAAGTATATTCTAGAATCTGTTGTTGGGCAAGTAGGTAGTATTCATGGTATTATTATGGCACTAGATAAAAGAGTTAAAACTATGAATAATGACATGATAAAATTAGACTTACTCATATCTCATGCTTTAAAATTAAGACCAGACGAAGATAGAATCTCTAGAGCAGACGGAAAAAAGGACGCCAGGAGAGATTAAATGCCAATAATAGATATACTCAACCAATATGGTTTTGCTACATTGGCAGCAATCGCTATGGGTTGGTTCATATATTTCATATACAAGTTTACGACAGAAAATCTTAAAAAGAAACTAGGCGAAGCAAATACAGCATTAATTGCTCTATTAGATAGAATTAGAATGTTAGATAATGACCTTATCAGGTTAAGGTCAAAGTTGAACACGGTACTGGAGATACAAGAGAATGAACGAAGAAATGCCAAAAATAGTGAATCAGAAACTACAAAGAGAATACCTAATCCATTTAAAGAATAGTGGTGTCGCAATTGGCACACTTTTTATAATTACAATTGCAATAGTTACGGTTTTAGATTACATCCTATTATAAATATAAGTATGAAAACACTACAAAGCGTAGTGTTAGTATCAATTTTTTATGTGTTATTGGTGGGTCCTAACACTCTTACAGCAAGCGAACTCGTACATGAGTTTAGTAATCCTTCATTTAGCGGGAATGGTTATTCTAGCCATGTTCTATCTATCGAACAATTACAATATAAGAGACAAAAGAATGTCAAAGATGACGCAAAATCGGCAGCAGCGGCTGCGGTCAGAGCAGAAAACAACACTACTATTGCTAAGTTTATAAAAAATGTAGAGAGTAGAATTTATGCTAACTTATCAAAACAGTTAGTTGACAATATGTTTGGTACTTCATGCACAGGTACTTGCCCAACAAGTGGTACTGCTGAAGTAGAAGGTTCTACAATCTATTGGATAAAAGATACATCAACAGAAATTATTACATTAACGATTACAGACCCTACTGGTAATGTTACTACAATGTCAGTACCTCTAGGTGACTTTCAGTTTTAGGATATAGAATGATAAAAATTCAGGTATTAGTTTTTTTAATGGGATTATTTTTAGGTTTTTTATGGGGAGTGTTAATTTAAATATGGGCATATTCAAACTTTTAGCAGTCATGTGTATTTTAACAGGTTGTGCTACAACTAATCAACAATTAGTTACACATGGTGCAGACCCTTATATCGAAGGAACAACCACAATTGAAAGATTAAGAGAAATACCTGATTTAGATAATCAACCAAAGATTACGATTGCTGTTTATTCATTTACGGATCAAACAGGACAAAGAAAACCTAGTTCAAACTTTTCTCAATTGTCAACAGCCGTAACTCAAGGTCCTGATGTATGGGTTATATCTGCTTTAAAAGCAGTAAGTGATGGCGACTGGTTTAAGGTTGTTGAAAGAAAAGGTTTAAACAATCTTGTTAAAGAAAGACAGTTGATTAGAAGTACAAGAGAATTATACGATGGTGAAACAGATACAGGTAATGTTTTAAAACCATTAGTATTTGCAGGACTTCTTATAGAAGGTGGTATTGTAGGATATGATAGTAATGTAAATAGTGGAGGAGTTGGTGCAAGATACTTTGGTATTGGTGTCAACGAACAATATCGTACAGACCAAGTAACAGTTTCATTAAGATTAGTTGCAGTACAAACAGGTGAGATATTACTATCTGTTTCAGCAACAAAGACTATTGCAAGTTATAGTCAAGGTGGCGATGTATTTAGATTTTTAGATTTAGGTACAAAAGCATTAGAATTGGAATCAGGTATGGCAACAAACGAACCTGTTAATTATGCAATAAGAACAACAATAGAACACGCAGTATTGCAAATGATATATGAAGGTGTAAATAAAAAATTATGGAAAATGCAAGGCGTGAATAAAATACATTTAGAAAAGGAAAAAGAGTAAGATGAGAAGTATAACTAAATTAGTTATGTTTTTGATGATAATTTCAACGCCATGGGTTATGGCAAATGACATTTATGTAACACAATCTGGTGCTACATTAACTTTAGATGTTTTACAAGATGGTCAAAATAACACAATCGGTAATAGTACTACCGCTTCAACTGTAACAGGTGCTACATCTAATTTTAACATTGACCAAATTGGTAATTCTAATGTTATAACTTTTGATATTAATGGTGCTAACTATACAGGTACTTTGAGTACAACTGGTAATAGTAACAACATTGATTTCAATTGTGATAGTGCAGGAACAGTCAGCTCATGTGCTACGGTTACTGCTTCAATTATTTGGGTAGGTTCTTCAAACGACCTAGATATTGATGTTGGTGAAACAGCAGACGCTACTGGTGCTACAATTGGTATAACTGGTGCTTTAGGCTCAGATAGTAATGTCATAGCAGCAACAATAGACGGTACAAGTGTCATTATGACTTTAAATGTTAACGGCGACACAAACAATTATCTAATTGACATTGACGGTAATGGTGATAGTATAGGTCATACACTAATACACACTCATACAGGTTCAATTGCAGATGTTGATATTACACAATCTGGTGTATATGACAACATGATTACTTTAACAACAAGTGGTGATAACCACAATATTGATATAATTCAGAGAGACTAATATGGATTTAGGAACATTAACATTTATACTATATACAGGAATGATAGTTTATGCGGCTTACAAGTTTTATAATTGGATGCATAGCCTTAACCCTTACATTTTTACCCCTAAAAAGTAGTTTTGCTTCTATTGGTGAGGTAAAACTACACGAAGGTAATTCTGTCATAGACAGAAAAGATGGTGAAAAGGGTATTGTAGTTGAGAAAGAACTAGATATTCTTTCCTATGATACTGTAAAAACAGGTAACGGTAAGGTTGGCATTGAGTTTATTGATGATACTAGAGTTGATGTTACTCAACATAGTAAACTTATCATAGATGAATTTGTTTATGACCCTAATACTAAAACAGGTAAACTATCTCTTAAAGCAAGTCTTGGCACAGTACGATATGCTTCAGGACAGATTGCAAAAAACTCAGCAACAAATGTAAAGATAACAACACCGACAGCAACGATTGCTGTTCGTGGTACAGATTTTACAATGACCATAGATGAAGTAGGTTCATCAACAATTATATTATTACCAAGTTGTGATACAAACGGTAATTGTTTTGTTGGTGAGATTAGTGTAGAATCAGACGCAGGTCAAGTTATATTAAATCAAGCATTTCAGGCTACAGTAGTTGATACAATTGCAAGTAGACCGTTGACACCTGTAATTTTAGATTTAGATGAAGAAATGATTGGCAACTTATTGATTATATCTAAACCTGCTGAGATAGAAAAAATGCAAAAAGAAGAAGGATTAAATGAAGTTGCAGACGCTTTAGATATTGACTTTCTACAATTTGATGATTTAGAAGTTGATTATCTAGAAGAAGATGAGAGTCAATTTGCAACAGGACTTGATATAGATTTTTTAGAACAAAACTTTTTAGCAGATATTCTAGAACAAATCAACAAAGAATTAGCAAAGGCGATGAGGTCAGAGTTTGATAAAAGGTCCTCAGTAGATGGTATATTACTAGGTAAGAATCCTGAAACTGGTGTTATAATATTAGATGAAGATCCACAATGGGTTTGGGCAAGAGAGGACGCAAGTGGTTCATATATTGAATTAAGATTAGATAAAGAGTATGGATATGTATTGAACATAATACAAAGTGAGTTTGAACAATATGATTTTGAATTAGGAGGTATAGAAAATGCTATTACGATACAGCAAATTAATTAGTTTTTTATTAGTATTGTTTTTTTGCACACCAGCATTTGCTGAAACGGCTCATATAAACTATACTGATACTAATATGTACAATAAACTAAAAGGTGAACTAGAGGGTCATGGGTTTACAGTTACAGGCACAAATAGTGGTTCAGTTACTTTAAGTGATTTTACTGGTAAAGATTTACACATTAATATAGCAGGTAGTAGTAATTGTGGTAGTAACTGTAAGACAGCATATGAAACTTACATTGGTGCAGGTGGCACAGTTTTAATTGCTGGTAATGGTGACCATGATGGTAATAGAACGCTTAGCATTGAATCGCTTGTTGAGAGTAAATTAAGTGTAGGTGCTATCACAATATACAATGGTGAGGCAAACTATACCTCTCACGCTAATGGTTCTCAATATACAACTTCAAATTATTGGGTAACAAGAAATCTTTTTTCAATGCAATCAGGTGGTACGGCGATAGCGTCAAATTCACAAGCAGGTAGTAGTTGGAAAACTTGGGCAGTATATGGTTATGGTAGTAATGGTGGTAAATTAATCATCACTTTAGACCAGGCACAATTTAATTCTACTAATACAGATTGGTCATCAAGAATGTATACTTTTTTAGGAGAAACACTTGAAGAGGAAGGCGTATTCAGTTCAACAGTAAATATTACATCTACATCAGGTCAGACAACAATTATTAATACTGCTAAAACAGCAACAGGTAATGGTGTTAAACTAAATGTTGATGGTGATAGTAATACAATTAATATTGAACAGACAGGTGAGAATAATTTTCTTATAGGCACAGACTGGTCCAGTGATGCCACAATTACAGGAAATAATAATACACTTAATGTTGACCAAGGTAATGTAACAACAAATGGTAATAGTGCTAACAATGGTATCGCATTAGATATAACAGGCAATACAAATACAGTTAGTATATCTCAAGGCGATTATGCTACCGATACAGGCGACCACAGAATATGGTTAGACATTGATGGTTCTACAAACACAACAAACTTATCACAAAGAAATGATGGCACAGCAACATCTGAACATTTTATGAGTTTAGATTTAGATAGTAGTCAAAATATTCTAAACTTACAACAATTAAATGATGGAGATAAGACATTATTTTTAGACATAAATAATAACAATAATACAGTAGATATAAACCAATCAGGAACAGGTGAACATTATCTAGATTTAAGTTTAGATACAGGTAACTATGCTCATGATGTTGATATATCGCAGACAGGATCAGGTGACCATGCGGCTCGTGTAGAGTTAGACGGTTATTCTACTGACTTTGACTTACTACAACAAGGTTCTACTGACCAAGACTATAACATAGATATGACTTGTGGTGTTCAAGCAGGTTGTACACTATCAACAACGCAAGGTAATTAATGAGAAAAATATTAGTAATATTATTATGGCCATTTAAGATGTTGTCAAACTTATTATCTGCTAATTGGTGGGCAAACATAATATGGCAGAAAACTAATATGGAAGAAAAGGTACAAGGTAGTGGATTTAATAGATGGCAAAATGGTCTACCTCAACCATACAGATTTATATTTAAAACAACTTTCTTTGTAGTATTCATGTATCTAATTGAAATGTATTTTAATCTATTAGGTTATTCAATACTGCCTTGGAGATGGTTTTGATTAGAAAAATATTAACTCATTGGACATTTGCTTTTGTTACCTTATTTACCCTTACTTGGATTGGTTTACAAGACCCACAAGTAAAAGAAATATTAAGACTAAAATCATTTGACTTATTATTTCAATCACAAGAAAAAGAGATATCACAAGATATTGCTATCATAGAGATAGATGAAAAGGCGATAGAGATTTATGGTCAATGGCCTTGGAAGAGAGATGTATTAGCAAACCTGATAGAAGAATTGAGAGC